TCCATTGTAATAGTTTTGTTTCCATTGCCTCAAGAATCTCTAGTAGATTTTTACCACCAGAATACATGCCACTTACATTATCAATTCTCTTCTTCATATCCATTACTTCATCGTCTTCTTTGTCTTCTTGCAGAGTGATGTGCTGCTCCATCAACTGAAGACGTGCATAGAATACCTTCTGTTTAGCTATCAGTTCTAGTGTCTTGTTGATGTGGTCTAGTTGACCCTCTGTATCATATGAACTGAACTCCTGAGACATGCTCAACAATTCAGTATAAGTTCTCTGAAGATCATCTAGTTCTTCTTTAATTACTTCTGACTTTAAAAAATCATCTGCTGTACTCATAATGGTAAGACTCCTCTAGTAGTTCTCTTTATACAATTAAGTAGTTGTGCGTTTGCTTTAATTTTATCCTTCAGTGGTTTAGAAATGAGTTTGTTTACTACCTCTACTTCTATACCATGCTCATCACATACAGTTGCTACTGCTTCTATGTAGTTTATCAATCCATTTGATTCTGCTACACAGGTCTCAACTAAAGCACTAAACTTTGGTTGTGTCATAAAGTTTTCTTCTAATTCTTTCATAGAGTTACTCCTGACTGTTCGACTGCCCAACTAGTAAGGACAGACATCTTAAAATCTTTGATCCATTCGCAAAGAGTATCTACATAAGGACTCTTGTCGTAACGTTGTTCTACTTGTGTCTCACCGTTTTCTGCTACAGAAAGTGTGACTAATTTATCTACCTCTATCCCTGTCCTCTCGTAGTACATGTAAGCGTACGCTGATTCCTGTACGAAATACTTTTCCAACCACTCTACTTTCTTTATACTATTGGTAGTTTTAAAATCTATAATAGCAAGTTCGCCATCAAACTCAGCAATGCAATCGACACGGCCAGCAATGCCCAAGTCAGTAGAATAGAGAGGGGCTTCCAACAGATGAATATTATCAATACGATCAAGCACCTCACGACTAGCCCCAAAAAGGAACGAGGGAAGACCCTCGCTCTTCTCAATTTTCTCAGGTTCATTGTTTAAATAACACTCCACTATAGTATGGTACTGAGTACCTCTCCATGCTGACGCACGTCTAATCTTTTCTGCTTTTAGTAATCCTATTTTCTTTTCCCACTTCCTGATACCATCTATAGATTGCTTACCAACCACAGTAGTCACAGAGGGGAGCCATTTGCCAGAAGGTGCTTGATAAAACCTTTGACCATCAACGTTTTGGGTTTTTAATTCCTGCAACTCTGATGCAGGACCCACATGATTAAATTTTTTCATTACGATAAACCTAGTTGGATTTTGGATACAAGATACTCACGTACAAGTCCTGAGCGTACGATATCTTCGATACCGAACTCTACAGTCTCAAATGATGGCATTGTTTGTAGAACTTTCATAAAGTCTAGCACACCTTGACGCTCACCGCTTTTGATAAGATCAGATTGTGAATAGTCTCCTGAGAATATTATCTTACAGTCCTGTCCAACACGAGTAACGATAGAATCTAGTTCATGGAAATTTAGATTAGAGAACTCATCTACTATGATAATACACCTGTCAAATGTAGTACCACGTATGAATGAGGTAGACCAGAAACTTATTGTTGCTTGAGTCCTAAGATTATCATACAACATTTCGAAGGATGCTTCATCAGGCATCTCGAACATGTATTTCACCATGTTCTTATAAGGTATCTGATATAGATTAGACTTATCTTCGTGATCACCTGGTAAGAAACCAATCTCTCTAGTAGGAACTAAAGACCGAACCATATATATTTTCTCATATGGTGAAGAAACGTCAAGTACCTGTTGCAATGCTAGATACAAACTGATAAAAGTTTTACCTGTACCTGCAGCACCATGTAGTACAAGGTTCTTTCCTTCCTTGTACGATTCGAAGACTGTTTTTTGATTGTCGGACAGTGGTTCGATCACCTTAAGATGATCAAGATTAATTGGTTTTGTCCTGCGTAATTGCTTGGCACTCATAGAGGCAGGTGATTGTTGCTTACGTTTCTTTACTGGCATAATTTAGGTGTACCTCGAAAGGTTCGCTTTAGGGTGTGCTGCTTGGACTTTAGACATTACTTCTTTAAATCCATCAGACTGTTTAGGAAGACCATATGTAGTTTTAAGTGTTTGATTCCCAAAGTATCTGTCTAACTCTGGGTGCTCCTCTTTATATTTATCGAGCTTTGTAAAAGACATGCTCACCTCAGTGATCTCTCCAGTCTCTTTGTTTATGAAATCGTATCTAGGCATTAGGGTTCTATCCTCAAACAGGGTTGTAGGTCGTTGTAGTAGTCATCATTACAATCGCAGTCATCAGCATCAGGACACCATCCCATTGCCTTGGATACTAATGGGAAGTTACAGATGAAATGATCTCGACATAGGTTCGCTACGTCTGCATGTTCCTTCTGTGTACCATTAGCAGTGCGTAATGTTATATAGTGCATCCAACTTCTAGCACTACCAGTCATGTATATTCTGGTTGGTGTTGCTAGTGGGAGAACCATTCTCGCACACTCCTTCGCAACACCCTCACGTATGAGTTCACTGTAGAGGTCAATGCCTTCAGCGAAATACTGTGTGATCCTACCTTGTAGGAACGATACTTGTTTTTCATCTAGATCATCAATAGAGTTCTGTCTGTTCTTATCATCCTGTCTCCTCAAGTCGGGTACAGGTATGTTAGTACCAAGTAGTTCAGTGTTTGCATATCTCTGACTAAACTCTTGGAAAGTAAATGATCTATGTCTAAGGATTTGTGCACCGATAGCACGAGAGGTATTGATCTCTAGTGTCATGTGTGCTTGCTCAAAGATAGACCAATGTCCATGCTTAATACAATACTCTAACAACTTCTCAACCTTAGGGTTTTCTTGGTTGTTGGGGTTAGATACTCTTGCTATGTATCCTATAGTTTTTTCAGCGTCAGGAGTGACGGAGACAAGACAAACTTTACTCATTTAATAATTTTAACTAGTGTGTATAGTGCTAGTGAATAGACATAACCTATAGGCGGTAGACCAAAGAGAGCAGGGATACATATGTTCCATGCTGCCCACAGTATGAAAGGATTTATAATAAAACCAAGGATCTTACTTGCAAGTTCTAAGTCTCGCTTCTCTTCCTCGGTCTTGTCGTTCCACTTTCTATACTGATAGATGGGATTCATCTTCTTCCCTTCTTCGGTTTCGTTGGTTCCTGTTTTTGTTCTTGCAAATTGTTCCACTGCCTTGTTGGAACTCTTCCATCTGCTTGCACCCATTTCTTTAATCCTTTCTTATATAAGTCGTAGTAATGATCAAAGATCTCTACAACTGAGGTGCAGATAACAATGTCATGCTTCTCTGCTCCCTCCTTTTCATACGTAACGATGTACGCATTAACAGGTAGATCTCTTTTGTTATCCTTGACAGGATCACATTCATGTACAAGAACCTTCATGTTCTACCACCCCAGACTATCTCTGGGAATGCTTCCTTCACACATGCCTGTGTGATCTTGTAACGCTTATGTAAGTTCTTATTTACTGCCTTGATCACAACCTCTGCTTCAGTCTGATGTAGACCTTCTAACAGTTGTATGAACATGGTCTCCCTCTTGATGGGAGTTAGTTTAGAACCACCTTTAAAGAAGTGGAATAGTATCCTTGCTTCATGCTCTAATTTAGAATGCTCAGTACCTTCTGGTGCTTCATTCTTACGATAGGGTACGTCTTCACCTAATGGTACTAGGGGAACAACACTCTCATCATAATTTATTATGAACATAGACATTAGTGCAGGAGTTTTATGCTCTTGTAAGATCTTTATTTTCTCTGCCTTTGTCTTTGCATTATGTGCTTTCTGAAGCACTTCTGAAATCAATAGTTTCATAGTTTACTCTTCATCATCGTCTAGTGTAGCATCAATATCAGTAAAACGCAAGTAAAGTATTTCATCAGGGTTAGCGAGTTCCCCCTCTGCATTATACATTTCTGGATGGATTACCTGTTGTGCATAGTCTGCTCGTTCAGACCACTCATCGAATACGTCTTTCAGATTCCATGATAGCACGAAACCTAAGAAAAAACTACCCAATGTTAGGAAGAACGCAATGTAAAGAAAAGAAATATCAGTCATACGTTACTCCGTTAGTTTTAATTATTTAGTGCGTTTAGATTTGTTCTTCGAACCCAGTTTGCGTCCTGGTTTTCGTTGATCATAGTACTCTTCTGCCTGAGTAATGATCTTTTTAAAGTAGTCTCTAGTCTTCTTTGCTTTTGCTTTTGGAATGAAACCGTATGCTTCTTTGAGCATAGAGTCTCCACGTATGTAACCTGATAGTTCATCGTGTGCTTCCTTAACTTCAGCGAAGACTGTGGACTCTAGCAGACTCTTGGTCTGTTTTCTAGTATAGTCATGACCTGTAAGATATCCCTCCATACTAAAGAGATATCTACCCTCAGCGACTGCAGTATCAATCGTCTTGTCCAACAAAGAGTATAACATCTCGTTGTGGGGGTCGTAGTTTTTCATTACAATCAAATTAATTGTGACTCTCTAAGATATTTTACAGTCTCAGTACATCCACCCAACTTGTTGCCATTGATAATGACCTGTGGGAAGGTGGCATTCTGTCCAAACTCTTGTTTAAATTGTGGACGTGTGAACTGTAGACCTAGTTGGTACTCTGTGTAAGACCAACCTTGTGTATTATACACTTCTTTTATTTTTGTGCAATAGGGGCAACCTGTTCTTGTATAGATTACCGTTCCACCTGGTGATTTTGCCATAGTTAATAGAGAAAAAAAGAGAGTCCGAAGACTCTCTTATTTATTGGGTTGTAGAACTGCTACTTAGAAAGTGAATTTAACACCTGCTTTAGCACCCCAGTCCACGTTATCTTCGTTAGTTACTCCAGATAGTTCTCCGTAGAACTTATCATAAGAACCACCAACGTAACCGATGAACTCAACGTCACCGAACTCGTCAGTTGACTCAAGATGAGTTACAACAGGACCACCAGATACATAGTATCCAATTCCGTTTGCTGTTTCGCCTTCGTATCCTACTACTGTTTCGATTCCACCAGATGTGTACGCTCCATCAGGATATGATCCACTCGCTTCTATATTAACATATGGACCAGCAAAAGCTGCACCAGATACTAGAAGAGGAGTTGCTGCTACTGCAGCGATTGTTGATTTAATTGACATTTGTTTTATTGTATCTCGCAAGAAAAATCCCTGCGGATGAATGACTACACCGACATGTGTGTCTTTTATCTACGCAGGGGCACGATCTTTCGATCCCTTTGTAATAGTATATAGAGTAACACAAGTTTGAGAATGTGTCAACAGTGACAGTTTATGTAGTGTCTACTTCCTCAAATTCTCCCTAAACGCTTGTGCTTGCTGCTCTGTCACCATATCCTTCTCGAACTGTTCTATTTCTTCATTCGAAGATATTTGTTCGGTCGGCATGCTAGGAGGTTTCATTTCGATGCGATCTATCTCAGCAAAATTGCCTCGGTAATACTTCTTGATCTTCTTTAGCATCTTCCTACGTCCTGCAGTGTTCTGTGGGTACTTCTTGAGTACCTTATGCAGTGCTGCTAACTCTCTAGTAGAAGAAAGGAGATCTCTGTCTGCCTTAGTCTTCTTCTCTCCAAAACCATCACTCATTAGTTAACCTCATCGATTGTGATTTTAAATTTAATCCTGTGTACTTTGTGTTGACACAGTACCCAGATGTTTGAGTTCCTATTGTGTGACTCCTGATAGAATGCTTCTCTTGGTGTGAAAACATTATCATCGTCATCATCTGAACCTCTAACCTGTACCACCACCTCATTAGGGTATGAGTATGTTGGATCATCCTTAGGATAGTAAGGTGTTTGACCAGGCAATGACTGGTACTGTCCGTCCTTAGGTTGTTGTGGTGGCCATTCTAACTCAAATTGTTGTCCTTGGCAATACTTAGTACCTGCATTAGGAACTGAGAACAATTCGATTGCTGCTCCCCACAGGTCTCTACTACCACCACCACTATCCTCTGTGTATGGCCAGAATGCCATACGTATCTTACCAGTGGGTGTAGTATCAACAGCAAATTGATTAGCACCACTCTCTTCACCTAGGATAAAGTCATGGAAGAATGCCATCTTACTATAGTTACCTGTAGTACCACCTGCTACACCATCTGAATAAACTGCATTGATGTCAGTCATTGCACCAGTAAAATTACTACTACTAGTCAGTGCATCCTGTGCATACCATGATGTAATACCACTACCATTAGAATGGTGTGCCCACTTATCTAGGCTACCATTTAGATTGGGAGAGTTAGCTAGAGTGTTGTGTGGTCTGGTGATCAGTCCTCTACCATGTTCGAATAGTGTGTTGTAGAAGCATCCTTCACCAGTAAAACTAGACTCAGGTTGCTGCTCTTTCATACGAGTTGATAGAACCATACCATTACGATTGCCACCCACATACATTGGATAAGGACCACCACTCCATGCTGTATTAGATGAGTCACCTGACCAGTATGTATTTGCCCATGTTGATTGCTGACCATCAGAAGACTCAAACTGTTGACTGTTCCAGTTACCATTAGTATTAACTTGTCCGTTGTCCCATACTGTGACCTTCGAAGTCCATTCCTCTCTACTATGTGACCATAATTGTATAGACATCTTCTTGATAGAAGATCCAATAGGATCATTAGAGTTGACCTCAGTACCTTGCTGCCCTACAGCATCACTAGCAATAGAACCCAACTTCATCGTTACAGGTGTCTCAAATACCTGTTCATTAGTCTCGAACAGTGCCATAGTAAGAGAAACATTACCAAAAGATGCTGCAGTGTCGATAGATTCTAACTTCAGAGTCAGTGTATCACCCTCTGCTATCTCAAATGCATTACCAAGATCGTTACCTATATTTGGCCACGTTGCCACCTGATAGGTTTGATCAATAAGAGTAGTACTACCATTCTTTTTAAGAGTGAAACGGAATGTAGTGCAATCAGTCTCTGGGTTGGTAAGGATAGATCCAAATGCTTTCAGTTGCCATGAACCGTTTTGCTGTGCCTTTATAGACTGTGTTCTGTTGAGTTCTAATACATATCCACCTGTACATGAACCACATTGTGATGGTGACTCACCAGTAGCACCGTAAGTAGGGTTAGCGATACCACATCCAGATCTAGTCACTGCTACATCAACAAACTCTCCATCCCAATACTGTGTAGAGCAATCGTCCTTAACTTTCACAGGAATGAGTGTCTTAGGGGGGTTAGGTCTATCATAAACATAACACTGCACACCTTCATACCCATAGGGAGCTCCAGTAGCTAAGACTTCATAGTGTACTTTAAAGTCAGTGTAATCATCATCACCGTTCAGTAGATCCTCCCACCACTGCCAGTTGTCAGCGACCCAACGTGTTTGTACTTTGTTGTTAGGGTTCATGTAAGGATCAGAGAAGAACACCCAATTACTTTGAGCACTACCACCTGATCGTTTCCATCCATCACCTGATACAGTGAACGTAGGACTGTCGTTGTCTGCTACACCATATCCATTACCATTAGGTATCAAATAGAATCCTAACTGCTTGCCACGATACTGTTTCAGAACAGTCAGTGGAACCTCAAACTGTCCATAAGCATTGTTCACATTAACATTAGCTTTGATAGTCTTAGTCCAGTAGATAGTAGTAGCATCAGCATCAGATATGTACACACCCCATGAGTTTTGATACGCTGCACTAGGTTTTACCATCTTATAACTGATGTACCAACTGGTCTTAGGGTTGTTAGGTGTTGTGTAAGTTAACCTAGTACCATACCTCGGTGGTTGTTCTACACTCATCTGCTGCAGAGAATACATGTGATCAGACTGTGTTACTACAGAACTAGGAGCATAATATCTGTGTAGTTCTAGTATCCTTTCATCATCTGCTATATGAGGGATGGCATCCTCTTTATTTGTAAATACATATCCTAATATCTCTCCGTTCGCCATGTTCTGTGCATCCATAGTCGCACGCTCACCTACACCTGCACTATCTGGTGCACCAGGATTGGTGGTTAAGAATGTATCTATATGTGTTGCTGAATAAAACTTAAAGAGTGGTACTGCACCTCTTGTTACTCTGTCTAAGATATAGAAAGCAGGATCAGAGTTAACTAAAGTATATCCTGCAGGTGCTACTGCTTCTCTACCATAAGCAGTGTCATGACCTGCACCTGGTCCTTCTACTATAGTTACCTTGACATTTACTGTACCTTTACCTGCATTCCATGAGTGAGACCATGAAGTTCCTACTGCTGGCATCGTACCAGTGAATCCAGACACCCACCAACGGCTATCATACTCACCACCATCATTTATAGGTGTGACGTTGACAGTTACAGTCAATCCATTGGATGTAAAGGTCTGTGTCTGTGTGGTAGTACTATTAAAGACTGCGTTACCACCTTCGCATCTTACCTTCTTATTATTCCAGTTACCTGATGTATCTGTAGTACAAAGTCTCTTGTTATGAAAACCATTACCGAATGGCATGATCTGTACGTTACCTATCGGTTCTCCTTTCTTATACTCGTAGATGGGTACACGATCAGGGAAACAATTAGCAACACATATCGTACCACTGTCTGAGTTCTGTCCTCTAAAGTATTGTGTATCACAATCTGCTGCAGGTGTCTTCCATGTACCTGTGACATATGGTTTAAAGATACAGTCAATAGCATCCTTAACACAGTCACCCCATGCATTGTCACCAGGTTCCTCTCCTAGGTCACAGTACAGTTCTTCTCCTGTAAGTATAACAATGTATAGATCATTCTGTGTAGCGTCTTCAGACTTACGTACGGTGCCATTGGAGAGACCATTGATTACACGAGGACAGTCATCACCTCTACCAATATAAGGACCATCTGGTTTCCATGGGAAGACAGGATCTATTGTCCAATCACTTGGACAAAACGGGAACTCAAGTGACGGGAACTGTGCCTTTAGAGGTTCTAATAGTTTACATACATCTACAGGTCCTACTATAGTATCAGGTGGTTCTACATCTGCAGGTGGTTCTGGTCTAGGTGCTGTATCTGGATAACATCTTGCAACTATTTCTCTTATAACTGAACCAGGATCTACAGTAGGTGCAGGTGTAGGTGGTCCTTGTCTTGTCCTAGGGATGTCAACTGTGTCAGGTGGTATTGGTATTGGATTAGGACCATAGCAATTACCAACAACGTTTCTTATCTCAGTACCAGGTGACACTACAACAGGAGGTGGTTGTGTACCTTGCGTAGTCGCAGGATTCTGACCTGGTATAGCACTGTCTGGAACTAGAGGTATATCGGAACCTGCTTGCCAAATTGTACCACCAGATCCGTCATAGCATGTGTGACCTGCGACACTCATTATATTAATAGAATTCTTTTAGTTATTTATAGCGACCTCTGGAGACAAAAAAATACCTCGGAATTTTTTCCAAGGTATTTGTAATCTAATTGTCGATTTCGTTTTAACCGATGCTAGGTGCTGTTAGTGCAACTTGTGTTGACTCTGCTGCTGCAAGGTCAAGTGGGAAGTTGTGTGCATTTCTTTCATGCATTACTTCCATACCAAGGTTTGCTCTGTTAAGAACGTCACCCCAAGTTGGTACAACTTTACCGTTAGCGTCTACTACAGACTGGTTAAAGTTAAATCCGTTAAGGTTAAATGCCATTGTGCATATACCCATAGATGTTAACCATACACAGACTACTGGGAAGACTGCTAGGAAGAAGTGAAGACTTCTGCTGTTGTTAAAAGAAGCATA